TTTGCAGGAGCAGAGAAATACGCAGAAGATTTTGTAATGCCAGAATACGTTGTGCCTTGTAAAGGTCAGCGTGAACTCACTCGCTTCACTGCTGAGTATGGGATTGATGAGTGGGAATTATTCTACGATGTGAAAGATAATCGTGCAGTATTTCCTGTTCGACATGATGGTGTCATAGTAGATGCCACAGGTCGCTCTCTCAGTAAGCGACTTCCTAAATGGAAGAAGTATGGAAAAAGTGGGTTGCCTTTTACTGCAGGTTGTGGTAAAGTGGCTGTCGTTGTTGAGGACTGTGTGAGTGCAACTGTTGTTGGTTACAGTTCCTTTGTTGGGGTTGCGCTTCTTGGTACATCTCTACAAGAATCGCATAAAGGATTTCTTTCGCAGTTCTCGACAGCGGTTATTGCATTAGACCCCGATGCATTGCCAAAGACTTTGCAGATGGCAAAGGAATTACGTGGGCATGTACCCGATGTGCGTGTCTTAAAACTAAATAACGATTTGAAATATCGTGACCCCAAAGATATGGAGAAGCTAAATGGAATTATCATTAATTAGAAGTTTGATGGACAGGTCATTCTACGATGACCACAGAGGAGCGAAGTGTCCAGACAAACTATTCAGCAAAGATGTTCGCAAGATAAAGCAAACAATTGACAATGCTATGAGTAAGTATGAGCGTACTGTTACACCAGACGAGATAGAAGCGTTGTTCTTGTCTAACAATCCCACCATGACTACAGCACAGAAGCAAGCATACTCTGCTTTGTTCTTCAAGATAAAGAAAGAATCGCCTATGGGTGGCGATGTAGCTAACGAAGTGTTGTCAAAATTATTTCAGCAAGTCATTGGTGAAGAGATAGCTAACTTGGGATTTGATTATGTCAATGGTGACAAGGCTAGTCTTGAACCACTACGCAATATGCTAGAGCAGTATGGTGATGACTTTATTCCTAATCTCAACGTGGAGTGGGATGACATTGAGATAGAAACATTACTTGCACGAGCAGACTTGGAAGCACGTTGGACTTTCAATGTACCTACGCTCACACGTAAGGTTGAAGGTGTCAACGCAGGACATCTGATAGAGATAGGTGCTAGACCCAATACTGGTAAGACATCATTCCACGCAAGTTTGATTGCATCACCACAAGGATTTGCACATCAAGGTGCAAACTGCATTGTGCTGTGTAACGAGGAAGGATATCATCGTGTGGGTGCTAGATACCTAACTGCAGCCACTGGCATGACCATGAAAGAAATCAAAGATAATCCTACAAAGGCTCGTGATTTGTATGCGCCTGTCAAGGAGCGTATCAAGATAAAAGATGCAACAGGTCGTGACATGGCATGGGTTGAAAGTATATGCAAAACATACAAGCCTGACATTGTGTTGCTCGACATGGGTGACAAGTTTGCCAAGACTGCAGGATTCGCTAGGACAGATGAAGCACTCAAAGCAAACGCAGTGCATGCACGTATGATTGCCAAACAGCATGAGTGTGCTATCTTTTATATGTCACAGCTTTCTGCAGATGCGGAAGGTAAGGTGTTACTCAATCAATCCATGATGGAAGGTTCACGTACAGGTAAGGCAGCCGAAGCTGACCTTATGGTATTGATAGCCAAGAACCCACCTGTGGATGGACAGGAAGAAGAAGATTCACAGCGTCATCTTAATGTTGTAAAAAATAAGTTGACAGGATGGCATGGTGTGGTACACTGTGAGCTTGAATACAAGACTGCGAGGTACGTATCGTGAAATTAGTTATAGATGTAGAAAACACAGTTACTAATAGAGATGGCAAGTTGCACCTTGACCCATTCGAATCTACTAATACGTTGGTAATGGTCGGTATACTTACAGATACTGGAGAAGAATATCAAATTACTTTTGACCATGCGGACAAAGAACCTACAGAGAATGGACATAAGATTGTACAAGACCTACTAGACAAGGCAGGTGCTATAATATGTCACAACTCTGCGTATGATTTAATGTGGCTATGGGAGTCTGGCTTCAAATATGATGGTGCGGTGTTCGACACTATGCTTGCTGAGTATGTGCTACAGCGTGGTATAAAACAACCATTGTCTCTTGAAGCATGTGCCGAGAGATATGAAGTTGATACGAAGAAGCAAGATACTCTGAAGTATTATTTTAAGAAAGGTGTCACCACACGCGAGATACCACATGACGAGTTGGTGTCTTATTTATCTGCTGACTTGCATGCCACGCAACAGATTGCCAATAAATTAATGTATAGGTTAAATAGCAGTGATGCATCTCTGATGGATACAGTTCTGCTTACTAATCAACTGGCTGTAAGATTGGCTAAGATATATTGCAGAGGATTCAAGGTTGACTTATCTGCTCTTGAAGATGTGCGTGACCAATACGAAACAGAGCGACACCTTCTTGTAGAAAGTTTAGAAATGCAAGTCAGAGAAGTTATGGGTGACACACCTGTAAACTTAAATAGTCCAGAGCAGTTATCGTGGGTTATCTATGGTAGGAAAGTTAAAGATAAAACAGATTGGGTTACAGCCATTGACCCATACATGACAGGCTCTGATTTCAAAGAAGCTATGGCACAACATACAACACGATTATATAGAACAGAATCAACACAATGTACTACATGCGTTGGATATGGTAAGTTTCGTAAAACAAAAAAGGATGGCACACCTTTTGCCAAACCAACACGTTGTGTTGATTGTGATGGTAAAGGCTATTTATATATACCTACAGAAAAACGTGCAGGATTTTGTTTTGTGCCACCATCACCAAAGTGGGCATCGGCTAATGGCTTTACAACAAACAAGATGAATCTACAAATGCTTGAGAACACAGCCAAGAACAAGGGCATGAAAGAAGCGGAGCGTTTCTTACGTAATGTGCGTAGGCTATCTGCCGTAGAGACTTATCTATCTTCCTTTATTGATGGCATCGCTACACATGTAAAGTCAGATGACAGACTGCACGTAAGATTACTACAGCATCGCACATCTACAGGCAGACTATCTGGTGCAGACCCAAACATGCAGAACATGCCCAGAGGTGGTACGTTTCCTGTAAAGAAAGTATTTATATCACGTTGGAGTGATAATGACTTTGGTATGAAAGGATATATTCTTGAAGCGGACTTTGCACAACTAGAGTTCAGAGCTGCTGCATATTTGTCACAGGACAAGGTGGCTATCGAAGAAGTCAAGACAGGCTTTGATGTGCATGCGTATACAGCTAAGATTATATCTGATGCAGGTCAGCCTACAAGCAGACAAGAAGCAAAAGCACATACCTTTGCACCGCTGTATGGTGCTAGTGGATTCGGTAGGACTAAAGCTGAAGCATCTTACTACGAGCATTTTACACAGAAGTATAAGGGCATAGCTGAGTGGCATAAGACTCTAGCTAGAGAAGCCTTAGACAATCAGAAGATTGCTACACCATCTGGTAGAGAGTTTGCTTTCCCAGATGTGCAACGTAATAGAAGTGGTAGAATAAGCCACTTCACACAGATAAAGAATTATCCTGTGCAGTCGTTTGCTACAGCAGACATTGTGCCATTGGCACTGCTACACATTGATAATCTTTTAGGGCGAATGAAGTCCTGTATAGTCAATACAGTGCATGATAGTATTGTTATTGATGTGCATCCAGAAGAGAAGAATGCAGTGATTGGTGTCATAGATAAAACTAATAAAGAGTTATCTTCTTTGATATCAAGTCGTTGGGGAATAAGCTTCAACGTACCACTATTATTGGAAGCAAAAATAGGATATAATTGGCTTGACACTAAAGATGTTATATGATATAACTATGTCTCATTTGTTAAAGGAGAAACATATATGACAGAACTAACGACAATAGACCCGAACAACTATGGCGCAATGGCAAAGGCTATGGGCATAGCTAATGAAGCACCTGCTAAATCTAAGAGCAGTTCTTTGGCTAGGCTACGCATCAACCATTCACCAATCATGGGTACAGCAGAAGTTAAAGGTAAGAGTGTTAACGTAGAGACTGTTAGCGGTGGTACATACAAACTGGAGATACCAGATGGTGATACCTACTTTGCTAACTCTGTTAAGATTAGACCACACATGCAAAGGTTTATGTATAAGCGATTTGTAATGGGTGGAGCTAATGCACCTAACAGATATATTAAAACTGTTATGTCTGATAATCTAAATGTAGATTTGAAAGATAATGATGGTGGCTTTAACTGTGGTAAACCTGCAGGGTTTATACAGGATTTTAAAGCATTGCCAGAGAAGAAGCAGGAATTAATCAAGCAGATTAAAAGAGTGCGAGTTCTTTTTGGCACAGTCGAATTAGTAAACCCAGTTAACTCAACTGGTGCGGAAGTGACTGTTGACCCCATGCCTTTCATATGGGAGATAGATAACAGAGATGCCTTCAAAATTGTGGGTGAGCCTTTCGCTAATCTAGCAAAGCTACAGAGACTGCCAATACATCACATGATTACGGCTACAACAGATGAGAAAAAGTTACCGAATGGTAATAGCTTCTTTATTCCTGTTGTGTCTCTTGATGTATCTAACTCTCTTGAAGTTACTGCGGATGACCAAAGCATGTTCGGTGATTTCCTAGCGTGGTTGGATAATTATAATCAATACATTCTAAATCTATGGTCGGAGAAGGCTAACTCCAGAATGGAAGACGATGATGTTGATATGGTGGATACGTTGGTAGACATCGAAGTTGAAGACGTGGGTTGCTAATGAACCATCCTGCTGAACTAGCGTTGCATCAATACCTTGAAGATGCTGTTAATGGTAAGACATCTATGTCTGACACAACCATCCAACAGGTAGCTACCAATGTGGCAGAAGCTATGCATCGCCAGTTCGGTGGGGAGAAAAAGCGTAAAGACTTTCGTTTACGCATGTCGAATGTGGGGAGACCAACTTGTCAGCTATGGTATGACAAGAACAAACCTGAGAAAGCTCTACCATTTCCCACCACGTTTATTATGAATATGATGATTGGGGATATAGTTGAAGCTGTGTTCAAAGGTCTGATGACTGAAGCAGGTATACAGTACGAAGATTCTAAAGAAGTTTCTTTGAATGTAGGTAAGTCTAAAGTATCTGGCACGTATGATATCGTTGTCAACGATGCGGTAGATGATATCAAATCTGCTTCAGATTGGTCTTACAAAAATAAGTTTGAATCCTATGATACTCTTGCAGAGTCAGATGGGTTTGGATACATTGGACAGTTAGCAGGTTATGCCAAAGCATCTGGTAAAAGAGCAGGTGGTTGGTGGGTTGTTAATAAAGCCAATGGACACTTTAAGTATGTACCTGCCACAGGTTTGGATATGACTAAAGAAGTTAAGAAGATATCTAATACTGTGAATGTTGTAAAGGCTAATAAGTTTAAGCGTTGCTTTGAAGCTGAAGATGAAACATTTAGGGGTAAGCCTACAGGTAACAAGATACTGAACACGAACTGCAAGTTCTGTTCGTACAGATTTGATTGTTGGTCTAACCTTGTGGAAAGACCTGCAGTCAAGTCACAAGCCAAGCAACCTAGAATGGTTGCGTATGTTCACTTAAAAGAGGAGTATGTAAATGAGTGATGTGGAAATGGAAACTCTTGAAGCAGAGATAAAAGAAGCGCAAGAGCGTTTAAGTTCTTTGCGTAAAGAGTATAAAGAGAAAAAGTATGCATCCTTAAAAATGGCTATGGAAGCTAAAAGGGAAGCAGACAGAGCTTTAGCTGAAGAGTATAAGGCTCTTGGTATTTCTTCTTTATCATATAACAGAGGATTCTTTTTATAATTGGTAAATAGATTCTCTCAGTTTGCTACAGCACGAAAGTATGGCTATCGTAGCGGTCTGGAAATAAAAATCTCTGACTTGTTGAAAGAGCAACGTGTTAAGTTTAAGTACGAGCCTTTCAAAATAGAGTGGGAAGATTTAGCCTACCGCACATACACACCTGATTTCGTGCTGTTCAATGGTGTAATAATAGAAACTAAAGGACAGTTCA